TGCCTGAAGCTGCAATATCAATAGGGTCTGTGTCTAAAACCTGAGTAGATGTTGTTGCAAAGTAATTAAAGAATGAAGCATTCTCAGTTAAAATTAAATTCTCTCCTGATAAGATACCTAATCTATTTTTGTAATAAGTTAGGTTATTAATATTTTTACCCACAAAGGTAGGATTAGGGTTACTGTCTGCATCTCCACATACTCTATCTGTCCAAGCTAATTCTTGAAAAGTAAATGTACCATCATTATTGTTAACCAATGCGTGAGGCATTGTAGAATTTGTTACACCTAAAGAAGTTGCAGGTGCTAATGTTTCATTCCATACGCCAGACTTCCCTGTGAATTTTACATAGTAATCAGATAAGGTATCACCTTCTTCACCAGTGATTTTTAAAATTACATCAGTCTTACCATAGAACGGCAGCTTACTAAAATCTTGTATCTCATCTCTAATAGAATACATGGCTGTGTTACCAGAACCATCAGAAGTAGTTATAGTATAATCTTCATCACCATCAGTAGGTTTTCCATAGATTACACTATCAAAACTTTCAAATGTGAAATAAGAAGTGAACCCTGAGTAGTTGCTTAATCCTTGTGTCGTAGATACAGAAGCCCCTGTAGCTGTGTTTCTTACATTAAATCCAATACCATTAGCTGCAGCGTCCCAGTGTGTGCTTGATGTACCATTTAAAAGTATATCTGTAATCTTATTAGTATCTCTAAATTTTGCATCAGTTGCAGCATCATTACCAGTAGGTAATTGAAAAATAACTTCTAACTCATTAGCCATTGAAGGGTGTTTCAGTGCTACTTTATATTCTCTACCGTAGTTTGTTAATTTACAAACCACTAAAAATTCTTCTACTTTAGCCGCAGACGTTGTTGCATCTGCTGTTACTGTTGTAGATGTATTAGCTAAAAATGTATAATCAGCAATGTTTACTAATTTAAAATGTTCTCTAGGATTAGTTGAAGTTAAATAACTTGAACCACTAGCTATCGTTACAGTTTTTGATACTCCGTTTAAATCAAATACTTTAATACCACCATTGTAAAGTGCTACAATATATTGGTTACTGGCATCTCTTGCGATTGACCAGAATTTTGTTTTGTTAGAATAAATATTTGAACCATCTAATGTTGCCACATAATCTAAAGGAGGTCTTTTTGATAATCCCTCTGTAAGACCATTTTGTAGATTTATCTGGTCTGAACCCTGATTAATTCCTCTTTGGGTAGGTGTCTGTTGAGACATGCCATTAAGGAAATTAGGGATTGATTGAGATACAACACTGCCCATATTTAAGAAGTCCTTCTACCTGTTCTATTTATTATTGAATATGTGTTAGCGTCACCAGATAAGATATTAATATCACTCTCTTGACTATCTGCTTGATGGAATGCCATTAGTGCTTCATTCTCATCTTGACCTATTAATTGTGTAATTTCTTTATCACCAATAAACCTTGAAGCAAATCTTCTAGCAGCTTTCATAGTTACATATTGTCTAGCGTATTCTGGTAAGTGTTCAAATTGTTGTACTAATACTAAATCAACAGAAGCAGGTGCAGAAGCAAATACGTCTGTATGATTATCTAAGTCGTATAAGTAACCATTTCTTATTGTGTAGTTTAAATTTCTGTAGGAGATATTTGCGTCAGCTTTAACGCAGTTGGAAGGAAGGGGAACTTTACCATTACCATCTAAAGATAATGATTTGTAATTAGTGTGTGAATTGAAATTCCACCCTTGTGATTGGATAGACATTGAAGTTTCGTTTAGGATATTTATAGCTGTACTTACGTCTACTGTTGTAGTGCCTGTAATACTATTAACTGGTGCTTCTCCAATAGAAGAAAGCATTATATTTATAGATTGTAACTCTGTAGTTGGAGTAATCTGTGTTGCCATTTATCCTTTATGTAAAATTTTTTAGAAAATATGATGGGGGAAATAAATCCCCCACCAAATATAAGAAGGGTATTAAGCCGCTTCTTTGATACCTACTGCTGCTTCTGGTCTAAGTACACCATGACCCATAGCGTATTTAGCAACCATTAACGTGCCTTGTCTTCTGATTTCGTATTCCTTCTCAACGGATAAATCCATTAATTTAACAGTACCTACTGCTGAAGGGTGAGAAACCAAAGCTACAAAGTCAGATAAGTCTACTGCTTGTGGGTTTGAACCACCTGCTGTAGCTGAACCTGCTGCTGGCGCTGCTGTTACATTAGAAGAAACGAAATGCGGAACTGGAACTAATTCAATCCCTGCTATTCTCATAACTTTTCCTGTAGATATTCCACCATTAGAAGAACCAGTGAAATCAACATTAACAGCATTAGTGCCGTTAGCTAATTTGTAGTATTCTTCCAATCTCATAAAGCATTTTCTGCCTTCTGAAGGAACATAGTTTGCGTCCAACTCTTTAGCTGCGTCAAAGATTGAATCAATCATTGCGTTAGCTGCAGTTGCTGCTGTAGCAGAAGCAATACCTGTATTAACTATGTTAGTTGTTGCGTCTCCACCTGTAACTGATGCTGCAGCTAAAGTCGCTTGACCGATAGTTTGTAAGATATGCTTATCTTTTTGGAAAGCTAATGCTCTGCCAATCTCCATTGAGTAACCACTTCTCACATCATAGTGAGCCTTAGCTTCTTCAATGTTACTTAGGAAAACACTTGAAGTAAGTAAATCATTTATTGTGATTACTTTCTCGTTGTGATTTACAGTTGAGCCTGTAATTTCATTTCCTGCTTGGTGATAAGCCGCCGCTATTCTTCCCATTACTGGAAAAGACGCTGACTTACCTGAACTGATTGACCTAACCATGTCCGCACCTGCTGTTTTCGAAGCCTGTTCAAATGAAGTAATAACCTCACCTGCAAATTGCTTCAAAAACAATGCATCTTCAGTACCTGTACTGTTGGCTTGACCAAAAGTTGCTGCTGTTATGTTTGCCATAATAGTTTGTCCTTTTGTTATTGCATTGATTTAAAAACCTTCACATAGAACTGTTTGGGCATTCAGATTGTCCACCGCAGTGGGTCAAGTCGCTTTTTAGTTTTTGCTTAGGAGTTGCCTACTATAAAGTAAGCACAACTATTTTTCCGTACAAGCGGTTGCTGCCACTTGTTTTTCTTCGCCTTTAACTTCTATGTAAACTCCAGTTTCACCCTCTTTATAATATTGAATCTTATCTAAATGCTTTTGACATTCTTGATAAGTCTTAAACCTCTCTTTAACGAGATATTTAAAAACCATTTCTTCGGTTCTAGGGGCTGTCTGTGGGTTTACTAATAGAAGCAATAATGCCTCTATCATCTTTACTATATCTGTGACTTAGATAATTTATTCTTAACCATGTTTTGATAAGCAGGGTCTTTAGCATATCTAGGGTCGGACATGGCTGCAGTAACTTGTTGCCAAGATTCATAACCATCTACACCCATAGGTGTTGCTTTGCCTTGTACCAGATTAGGTTCTGAACCATTAACTGCTTCAAACTTTGCTTTCAATCCAACAACAGCTAACTTTGCAGTTTCTAAATCTTTAGAATTTACTGCTGAATTGTAAGCTGTCTTCTCACCGTCAGTCATATTGTCTGCCGCCCAGTTAGACATTTCATTATAAGCATCATCACCACCTACTAAACTTTTCATAGTTGAAGTCTGTTGGTCAGAGATTGCTTTTTGTCCTTGAATAAACTGGTCAACGTATTCTTTTGGTATGCCTGCTTTTTGTAAGGCTTCATAAGAAGTATCATTTAGTTTACCTTCTTTGGCATACTCTTCAGTTAGATTATTCATATCCAATCCTGCTTCTGTAACTGCCTTTTCTGCTATCTCTAAATCACCCTTTGCTTCTTCGGCTTTGGGTTCTTCTTTGTTACCAAGTTTACTTTCAAGCTCAGCATACGATTTAGCCAAGTCTTCAACACTGTTGAACTTACTTGGTAAACCTTCTGGCTTAATACTAGGTGTAACATTATCAACTGGGGCTTCACTGCCAGTCTCAGGTGTCGTTATTTCTACTTTATCTACCATATTTCCTTTTCATTATTGTGGCTTAGTCAAATTACCTGCAACAGCAGGGATAGCTTTACTTGCCATATCCATCATTTGGTCATTCTGCATTTGCTCTTCTTGTGCAGCTTGTTCTTCCGCTAACTGTTCTTGTGATTTAAGAAGTCCGTCTGTATCAATTCCTAGACCAATGGCGATACGCTTAATTAAATCATCAGGGTTTAGAGCCTGAACTACTTGCGGATTTATTTGAGCTAAGTTTCCTATCTCAGCAATAAATTCTCTTAACTTCATTAAATCATTTCCTCTACCTAGTGCTTCAATACCTGTAATAATTGTAGGCTGAACTGTTCCTTTAGGTAACGTAGGAATTTCATTAGCTTGTTCCATTCTTTTCATAAGTATTGAAACTAATGGTAATTGAAACTCTTGTGATAACAGTGAATATATTCCACCCATAGCAGTCTCTAATTGCTCCGCCATGTATCTAATTTCTTGTGCTGTAACTCTTTCAGCATCTCTTTGTATTGCTGTGTGTAATAAGAATGAATAAGACATTCTTTCTTCTAATTTTTGAACTGCTTGTTGTACTACTTGTAAATCATATTGTTTCTGTGCTTGTAGAACTGTAACATCTTCAGCAGTACCAGTAATAATGTCACCATTTCTAGTAGTAGCTAAATCTTTTTTTCTAGTCACACTGTTAGGTCTAACCATAAAGACAATCTTAGATGATGCCGCAGCACTCTCTACAAGTGCTTGTGATAAACTTTCCAATGACTGGAGGTCACCTTTAAATTCTTCTACATAACTTCTACCGTAATTTTCGTTATCAATTCTAACCATACGTAACGCTTGGTAGGGCATTCTATCTTTTTTGAATGTACCAATACTAGAAGGTATTTTTATACCTTGCACTTCTTGGCATATGTAGAATTCATCATTTTCTAATTTGTAAATATGTGTATATAATTCAACATCTTCATCTTTTTTATATTCAGAGTGTTCAATAACTTGTTCTGCAATCGCAGTACCAAGACTTAATACACTTGCTTTTTCTAAAATAACAATTTCTAAAACATTTCCTGAACCATCTCTTTCAATTACGTATTGTGATAAAGGGTACACTCTCATGTTTCCCTTTTTTGGTAAGTAAGTTAATACATTACCACCAACAATAAGATGTTTTAAGGCTTCAAATACAGAAACTCTTAATGCTAATGTTTCAATTTTAGCAGAAACTTCTTTTTCAATAATAGCTAAAGACTTCTCTACCTCTGTTTTCATTTCTTTATTTTGTTCTAATTCTTCTTTAGCTTTTCCTGCTATCTTTAATCTAAAAAAGGGAGAGTTTGGTGGAAGCAAAAGTAAAAGGAGTTTACTTGCTAAATTGTTAACGCCTCTTGCGCCAACTGATTGGAAAGGAGTATAGAGTGAACTGGTATTTGTGAACCCTTCAGGTGTAATTAAAGATGGGATAGTTAATTCACTGCATGAGGCTGCTCTGTCTAAAAAATGTTCTCTGTTTTGCTTTAACTTTGAGTATCTTTGTTTTGCTGTGAATGCTGTTGTAACATTACCGTTATACTCTTCCATTATTACGGAGTTGAGTTAGTAGCTATGTTCAAACCAGAAGAAGTATTTAAAGAAGAAGTGCCTGACTTCTTAATTTTCTTCTTCTTGATATTCAAATCCTGCTCGTTAGCTTTTACCAATTCAGGAGATAAATCCTGTGCTTGGTCTGCTCTAACTGGTGTTGGCTGCACTGGTTGTATAGGTGCGGCAGGTATTTTTGGTGACATACACATTATTGTTCTGACCTCTCTTTTAAAGTATTAATGAAATTTACTACGTCTCGCTGACCTGACTTAAAGTAGATAGTTTTCGTATCATCTTTAAGTGAAGCAGACTTTTCTGGGTAAACTTTATTTAGTAGTGTTACTAAATCGTCTACCTTTGTAGGCAATGTTAAATCTTCGTCTAATTTATTCATCTAAAAAGGGTACTTTATTCCCACAAACTCCCTGTGACTGTCCCCTTGTTATACTCAGTGGCTCTATTCTCAAAGAAGTTGGCATGTTCTACGCCGTTTAATACCCAATCTAACCATGAGAGAGGGTTTTCTTTAACCTTATAATTAGGTTTTAAAGACAACTGCAATAATCTTCTATCGGCTATGTATCTTATGTATTGTTTAACTTCTTCAGGCTTCAATCCTCTAATACCACCTTGTGCAAAAGCTAAATCAATAAACTTATCTTCAAGGTCAACCATATCTCTAGCTGTTTGATAGATACTAGCTTTGAATTTTTCTGTCCAAATTTCTGGGTGTTCTTTAATTATAGAATGAAATAACTTAATCATACTTTCAACATGGTGTGTCTCATCTCTAATACTCCAAGTAACTATCTGACACATACCCTTCATTCTGCCAAATCTTTGGAAGTTAAGTAGCATCACAAATGAAGCAAACAACTGTAAGCCTTCACCGAATGCAGAGAAACAAGCTATCTCTCTAGCTAGTCCTTCTGTACCTGCTCCTTTACTTGTAAATAAATAAGTATGTTTATCCACCATTTCTTTATAGTCTTGGAACGCTTTGTATTCCTTATCAGGTAAACCAATCGTATCATTCAATAATGAATAACTATGTGCATGATTAGCTTCTGATGTGGCTATTGCTGACAACATCATTCTAATTTCTGGTGGTTTAAATTTAGGAATATATTTATCAAGGTATGCTTGTGCAATATCAACGTCTCCCTGTGTAAAGAATTTTAATATTTGTCCTATTAAGTTCTTCTCTTCTGGAGATAGTCTTTCATTCCAATCTCTAACATCTTCGTGCATAGGAACTTCACTAGGTAACCAGTGCATCTTCTGTTGCATGTCGTAACTCTCGAAAGCCCAATCGTATTCAAAGGGTTTGTAGTAAGGTCTGCTTTTAAATAAACTCATATTGTCATCATCAATTCGATAAATTCTATGACAACTATCATTCCCAATTCTATTACTAGAATGCTATGATAAATTGTCCATAGAACTGTTTGTTTTTCTGGTTTAATTTTCTTTCTTCTTGGCTTGTCCATATATTTGAAATCATCTGGGTGTGTCATTTCTTTTTATATTCCTTAATTGTTTTTTCACTTGGATAATAAACCTCAACAAGGCTATGACATTTTGGACAAGATAAATTACTAACAATACTATAATCTTCATTTTCTTCTTCAATATCATGGTCGCCACCCCAAATTAATTCAGCGTCACAGTGCCAACATTTCATTTCTTTTTATCTCCTTTCCCAGTTCTTCTACTTCCATACAGTTTTTGCCATGACCAACTTGTTAAATAAGTTGAGTAATGGTATATTTTTTCAATTATATATTTCATCATTATTCACACGCCAAACATTCTGCTTCAGGTATGATTGTTCTTTCTATTTTTTTTGATACTAACTCTGCACGTTTGATTGCTTCACTTCTGCAATAGTACAAAGTTTTTAATTTACGTTTCCAAGCTAACATGTGTATGTCATGTAATTCTTTGATGTTCACATCAGCAGGAACGAATACATTTACAGACTGACCTTGACAAATAAATTGTTGTCTGTCTGCCGCATGTTCTATTATCCACTGTTGATTTATCTCGATACCGGTTTTAAAAATATCCTTTTCGTAGTCTGACAAATCTTTAAGATGTAAGACGCTGCCCCTTTGAGAGACAATGGACGACCATATAGCATCATTATTTATTCCTTTCTTTTCTAATAACTTTTCTAAGTATTTATTTTTAACTAAAAACGAACCAGACATAGTTTTCTGCACATAAGCATTGGCTCTGTAAGGTTCTATTGAGGGGCTTGTAGTCCCACAAATGATTGATGAACTGGCATTAGGAGCAACAGCTAAAAGGTGTGCATTTCTCATGCCTGTGCCTTCCATATCTGGTGCTTCTCCACGTTTAATACCAAGTCTTTTACTCTCTGCTACTGCTTGTTCTTTAATGCTTCTAAACATTTTCATGTTTAATGATTTAGCTAATGCACCTTCAAACGGAATACCTTTAGATTGTAGGTAAGCATGGAAACCCATAGCCCCTAGTCCAATACTTCGTTCTTGTGTTGCACTAAACTTTGCTCTGAATACACTGTCAGGTGCATGTGTAATAAAGTAAGTTAAAGCATTATCTAAAAATCTAACTAAATCAGATATAAATAAACTATCATTTTGCCACTCATCAAACTTTTCTAAGTTAACTGAAGACAAACAACACACTGCTGTTCTCTCTTCATTAGTGGGTAAAGTAATTTCAGTACATAGATTTGAATGATGTACTTTCAATCCTAATTTCTTTTGTGTTTCAGGTAACGCTTCATTAATAGTATCTATAAATGAAACATAAGGCTCACCAGTAGCAACTCTATTCTCTAATAGTTTCTGCCACAAATCTCTAGCGGATATAGTTCTTATAACTTCTTTAGTATGAGGGTCTATTAAATTCCAACTATCATCATAAGTAGGTTCAGCTACACACTTTTCAATTAACTGCATAAACTTATCTGATATATTTACAGCATGATGAAGGTTCAAACATTTTCTATGAATGTCTCCACCACTTGGTTTACGCATTTCTAAAAATTCTATTATCTCTGGGTGTGAAATATCTATATAAGCCGCATAACTACCACGCCTTGTTTTACCCTGTGAGAACGCAAGTATCTCACTGTCAACTACATGTAAGAATGGAATTGAACCTGATGATTGTGAACCACCTGATGTCATAACACCATCACTTCTGACGTCTCCCCAGTAGCCACCAATGCCACCACCAATAGATGCTAACCAAGCATTCTCTGTGTAGTGTCCTGTTAATCCTTCTCTGCTGTCTCCAACATAATTTAGAAAACATGAGATAGGCATACCTCTGTTAGTTCCACCATTGGATAAGATAGGTGTAGAAAACATGAACCATAATTTAGAAGCATAATCATATATACGTTGTGCCATCTCATCATTATCAGAGAACGCTTTAGCGGCTCTCATAAACCCATCTTGGGGTGATGTTTCATTAGGTAACAAGTACCTATCTTTTAAAGTTGTCTTACCAAAATCAGTAAGCAACTCATCTCTTTCATAATGTATGTTCATAATTAAAATGGAATGTTATCTTCTTCGTCCTTAGTTACAGTTGTGACACCTTCTTTATCTATGATAAAATCAATGTATTGTTTTGCTTTGTGTAAATCTTGTAAGCCACCTTTAAGTTTCCAACGAGAAATGTACTTAACAACATTGCCTTCACAGTATGAAAGTTTGTTAGCTACAATGTAATCAATGGGTTCTATTTTTGAACTGGCATAGTGTGGTGGGTTTTTTATATTGTCCATAGTTTTACCTCTCCTGTTTTCTTGTTGTAATCACCGTGTCTACAAATATGCGCTACCCTAGCTTGTTGTAGTGCTTCTGCTTCTGTGTAGCCTTTGTCTTTGTAAATACCCTGAACGATTTTCCATAAATCTTTATGAGTAACATTGGTATATTTTTGGATTAATTTTTCTGCTGTCTTAATTCCTACACCTTCAATTCCGTCATAGTTATCAGTCTTGTCACCAGTTAATGTTTGTATCATGTGCCAGTAATTTGCTAATTTTAATGGAACATCATTAACAGTAATCCCATCAACAGAAAGTTTACATGGAATTGTTTTCATATCTTTATCAATGCTAACAATTATACGCTTCTCATCAGAGGGTTCAGTTGCAAGTATTCCCATCACGTCATCTGCTTCTAAGTTTTTCCAAACGACACCATTATGTTTCTTCATCACATAATCTCTTAATGCACCTAACACCATTGGCTTACGTTTAGCTTTTCTATTATCTTTATAAGAAGGAAGAATATCTTTTCTGAAATTAACTTTATCAGTTAGACAAACAACATAATCATCAGCTTCTAAATTAGAACCTAAATTATCTATCTCTGCGTCTACCTCTGCTTCACATTTTTTCTGGTCACAGTGTAGTGTCCATAAGTCACCCCAATTTGTAGCGACTTCTCCCCCAGTAGCTATTTTATAAATTAAAATATCACCGTCTATTAATAACTTCGTGTTCATATGTTTCCTTTATTTAACTATCCGTTCTTGGATAGATTTGCTTAAATTTTTTGGCATGAATATTTCAGCTAAAGGTACAAGTACAAACCTGCTTCTCCAACCATCACCACCATTCTTTATTGTTTTGATATATTTCTTTGCCAACCTTTTGATTGTTGATGTGTCAAATATTAATCTACAATAATCCTTGTCACCATCTGCCAATATATGACACCAGTAATCAGATGTAGTAGCCATGACACCTGAAGGCTTACCATTACATTCTATTTCAATAGCAATGTTTCCAGTTTTAAACCACCAGTCTCTCTCAGTCTTAACTTCTATCTTTGTTTTATCTTCATCTAAGATAGACGCTAGACGCTTCTCTCTTTCCTGACCATACTTTAAGTCGAGGTCAAATTTTTTATTATATGTCAATGAGTTTCGCTCCAATTATTTCCGATTGTAAATTTACCTGTTAAAGGCACTCTTAATTGGAAGTAATCACCTGTTCGTTTAATACATTCGACAGCAAGTCTACCAACTTGTTCAGCATCTTTTTCAAGACACTCAACTTGTATTTCATCATGTACCCAGACAACCTGTTGAACATGTGGAATTTCTTTTATTGCATTGTTAAATTCTACTAACCATCTCTTACAAATTATTGCGCCTGCGCTTTGTAACAAACTATTTAATGAGGCATGGCTAGAACGTATTTTAATTTGTCTTTTATCAAGAGCAGTTATAAAGCCTTGCTCTGATACAGATTTCACAGCTTCTATAAGTTTATGTAATGCAGGTAAGTTATTTAAAAATCTTTTCTTAATCTTTCCTGCTTCTCTTAAAGGCTTGTTTATTACTTCA